TAGGACTAGGAACCTGTATTCTAGGAACTCCATCATCATACTCAGCTCGTCTTCTTCTACCCATTTGTTGTAGGGCAAAATTCTGTACTTCTTCATTGTACTTCTTTTCATACAAGTTGTACATATCCATAGGACCTTTTAAAAATCTAAAACACTCTGCAAGAACACCATGTAATAACATAGACTCTTGATATTTAGCTAAATATGTTTGATTAGTTGATGTAAATTCAGGTGGATCTTTTATATAATTTATCTGAATTGTATCTGCTGCAGCTGGTGTTGGTGCAACTATAATATTAAATTCATCCCAATTAGCAAAATATTTTGGTGTTCCTTGAGCACCAGTACCATTGAATTCTGAAATAAAACTTGTATCTCTTTTTTCTAAAAAGCTTCTAACACCACTAGAATCTATACGTTCAATAGATCTTAAAACTAAAACATCTGATGGCATAGATACAGCCCTATTGCCTGCTGTAAAATTTGAATTTGCATATTTACGTAAATCATCATAATCAACTTTACCTGCAATATCTAATTCTACATTTCTAATAAATTCTTGAATTTGTGAATCTGACAATACCGTACTGCTAACCTCAGTATAGTTCCTTACTTGTGTTAAAAAATTTGAATGTGTAATAGCCATTATGTAATACTCACCTCCACTTGTCCTGCACTAGAAATAAGCTCTCTTCTTCTATTTTGCAAAGATGGATCTTCAGGAATCATGCTATGAATTATAGACGTAACTCCATTTCTTGTTATTTCAAAATCTTGTGTTTTGAATGCAAAGTCTCCAGGTAAAGACAAATTTGCTACGCCAACAGATGCACCACCTGAATCTGATATTGTAACATCATTAGAAAATTTTACAGAGGGTTGTTGAAACTTCATGTTTCTTGAATTTTGTAAAGCTATTGCATCAGCAGTTGTATGCTTTCTTCTTATTTGTGGGTGCTTAGGTTCAAATTCAGAAATGTGTACAAGTGAACCATTCCATTCTTTAACCATTTCGGTGTATGGAAAAGCCATTCCTGATCTGTCAGATATTGATTTTGATCTTTTACCTGTTGCGTATTTTGCCATTTAAATTCCTTGTGGGTAAAAAGATTGAGGAGTTATAAAAGTAGAAGCTCTTTGACCATCTTCGTCCAAAGCTCTTTTTAACTGATCTTCATAAATTAATTTATTTTGTTGAACTAATTGTGGCGCATTTTTCATAGCTAGATAATATGCTAATCCTGCAACCATACATGGTAAAAATCTAAAAACTACATCGGCTTCGTTTGTGTAAGCGCCTGCATCTTCAATTCTTTTAATTACATAATATTTTAAGGTTGTATAAGTATTTAAATCTGGTGCTTGATAAAGATATATTTTTGGTGTTGTTTCTCTTTCCACATAATATTGAGATGGTTGTCCAGTAGCTAATTTGTTAGGAAGTGCAGCATACGCTGATCTATCAATTTTAGTTAAAGATACATCTTGTGTATTAGCACCATCAGAAGCTGCTGCAGTAGAAGATATGTAAGCCTCTAATACATCACTAACAGGTGCACTTACACTATACTCTGCTTGGCCAGAAACTAATGCATTTTCATGAAGAGCAACCTTCCAAAGATGAATACCTCTATTAGCCCATTCAGCAAATAACAAGTTTAAGCTTATTCTTGCAGATTTCAGACTATGACCACTAGTTGTAGTCATACCACATCTTTCGTAAGCTTCTTGTATTATTTCTTCTATTGATAGGTCAAAGCTAGTAGTTCCTGAAGTCGCCATTATTATCCTTTTTACGGTTGTACAATTTCTTAGATTGTACCACTTTTTGACTAAATTTTGAAGACCTTAGACTTTTTGCTATATAATTTGGCGATGACACGTTTTTTCTTCTTTTTTTCATCTCTTGCGCCTCTTAATTTACCTTCAACTTGTTTTCTAATTTGTGATCGTCCTATTGGCATTATATTAAATCCTTAGCGTTTCCCATGATTGGTTTATATTTTGTTTTACCCTCTGATTTATAAGCCCATAAATAAGAAGCTCGTGGTTTATCAGATATCCAACTACAATGAATCCATCCTGAATTGGGTTCTCCAGGAGTGTAAAACTCTAAAATTAATTGATCATAAGATAGATTCTTATGAATCCAATCTGCTAATTCAGCATTGTCTACTCCAACACATTCAAAATCTGCCGCCTCAGCTTTTGCATGCTGGCTGTTCTGACTCGATCCTATAGCTAGGCACAGCTCTACGCTACGGAAACCGCTAGTCACCTTAACCCTGCCAAAGTGATCACGTACTGGCTGTAAAATATTTTCGCACAATGCTTTTAATTTTTCTATTTGCTCTGCATTAGGATTATTGTTTATACCCTTACGTATTGCAGTGTCGCTTTTAGTAAGCTCTGAAAGGGTAAAGTTACGTGAAAGGTTCATAATTATCTCCAATTTAAATTAATATTAAATCTAGCTTGTTCGTCTGTACAATTAGTGCTTGAATGAAAAATAACTGGATCAAACAATATAATAGTATTTTCTTCAGATTTTACAAATTGATTATTTATATAAGTTCCTCCATCACAAGTATTTAAAGAAAAAATAGCTCCTTTATGTGAAAAAGGTAAATCTTGATGCTCCTTATGTTTAATTAATTTTTCTGTTCTAGTATAACAGTTTACCTTAGCTCTTCTCAAGAACCAAATATCTAATTTTTCAATTAAAGGATTAATTAAATCAAAACTTGAGCTATTAACTTTATTTTTATCATATAGAGTATGTATAAAATAAAAATCTTTTGTATTTTCTTCCTTAAAAGCTACACAACTATTAAAAAAATATGGAAATTCATCTGACATAAAACTTTCTTTAATTTTTTTAAATTTATCTTTTGGTAGGAAATTTTTTATAACTTCCATTAATTTAATATCAATTTTTTTATAGATAAAGATCCATCAATATTCTGCTCTACTTCTGCCATCGACTTTATGCACTGATGCTGTATGTTACCACCTTTATCTTGTCTCTTAGCATGTCTCTTACCCTTCAAGCACATTGCCATTGAGGGCTTACTTGTGTCAGGATCAATTTGAATTCTGTGCTCCTTAATCTCTCCGTCAATTATCATAAGAAGAGCTACTACTTCTAAAATCATTGATGTGCTCCGTTTCCATTTTTATTTTCTCTAACCTTATCTTTTAATTCTTCAATATCAGCTAGTGCTTTATCTAATTGTTCTCTTAAAAATTCTATATTAACTTTGTTTGTCATGTTCATCTCTTGAGTCTTTTCCATTTTCTCTACAGATTTATAAAGATCCTCGATTAAAAATATTTGTTCTTGATCGACGGGCACCTGTTCACTTTTTTTAAGCAAATCATTTTGAAATAATTCTCTTGATGTCTCTAACGATACTAACCTTGCCGTAAGCTCGGTATAAGCGAACACGCCCATTGCGACGAGCACGATCAGGCTAGCAACCGTCTTCATCGGCATTTGCACGCGTGCCTCTTCTCCAATATTGAGTGGTTTATTGGACACCAGGTCCTCCACATAAAGCTAAAGTTACCAACATTACAATTAATGCACCTGTAAAATAATAATTCATATTTATCTCACTCATACGTTGGATAAGATTATCAACTATTAAACCTGCCTTGTCTAGTGCCTCAAAAAATCTATAAATTAACTTATCTATCATTCGTATGTTTTATCCTCTTCTCTCTCTTTATTAAATCCCTCTTCTAACATCTCACTTAGTGTTTGTTCTTTTTCTTCCATTTCATAGAACATTTTATCGCTGTCTTCTGTAACCATGTCGTTATCTTCAGCATCCCAATATGTAGTTTGGACTTTGTAATCTGGCCAGCTGTTATCAGTAGTATAGCTATTAATGTGCCAGAGAATACGATTATTAGGCTGAGCTGCAAAATTCCCGTTATTAAGAGCCAATATATGCGCACACTTATGTTCTTGAGGTATTTCAGAATGCTCAGTGTCCAGTATGTTAACGTCTGGATGACCCCAATCAAT